AGGAGACGGGTTAACTGATTTGAACCCTGTATTAGCTGTTATGAAAGTTGGGGTTGACTTAGTTTCAGAATCAATTGAGGGGGTAGGTGATGCGTATGATGATGCTTCGAAAAAATTAGAGGATAATTTAGCTAGATCGGAAGTTATTTCTATAGCTCAAATAAAATTAGCTAAAGAGGAGAGAAGAGTGGTAGTTGATAATGCTAATTTAGCTGTGCAAATTGCTAAAAATAGACTTTCAGCTAAGAAAGAGGATGAATTTACAGCGGAAGAAAGAATATCTTTTCTTAAAGAGGCTCAGAAGTTAGAGGAGGAATTAGCTAATAATGAAATAGGTAACGCTAAATTAAGATTAAGTATAAAGAGAGAGCAGAATAGGCAAGGTAAATCAGATAAGGAAGATAAGCAAGAGGAGGCAGATCTAGAAGCTAATTTAATAATGTTAGAAGAATCAAGAGCTAACGCATCAAGGAAGGTGGAAAGTGAGATTCAGACAAACATAAAAAAAAGGGATGCTTTAATCAAAGAAGGAGAAAAGATTGAGTTAGATAGAATCGCTAAAATATCACAGGCTGAATTTGATTTAATGATTCTAAAAAAACAATCTGCCGCTGATGAGATAACTGACGCGCAATTAAAAGCAGATAAGTTAATAGAGATAGAACAAGATAAAACTAATAGAATATTAGAAAGTAAGAAATTAGAGGAGTCTGAGAAGAACTTAATAATAGAAGAAGGATTAATATCTCAATCTGAAATACAATCAGATGCAGACGAAAGTAAGCTAGAAGATGAGAAAGAACTAGCTAGTGATATTGAGAATCAAGAAAATCAGATTGCTTCCGCTAAAGTATCTATAACACAAAGTACACTAAGCACCTTAAGTACATTATCAAAAGATAGTGCGGCAGCTCAAAAGGCTATATCTCTGACTGAAGCGGGCATAAATATAGCCAAGGGAGTCACTGCCGCTTTAGGCTCTGCTCCACCTCCGATAAATGTGGCTTTGGCTGGAGTTACAGCCGCTGCTGGAGCTGTTCAGTTAGCTACTATAGCTGGTGCTAGTTTTGCTGACGGGGGACTTAACACTAATTACTCTAGGGGAGGCATAGGCAAAGGGCCTAGTCACTCAAACGGTGGAATACAAATGTTCTCAAAAGGAGGCCGTCATACGGGTGAGTTTCAAGGCGGCGAAGCTATATTAACCACGAAGGCTACTAGTATGTTTAAACCTCAGCTAAGCGCCATGAATGTAGCGGGTGGAGGCAAGTCGTTTGCAAGTGGTGGAGTTAATCTAGCAGGTTTGTCCACGTCAAGTATAGACAGATCTATAGCTAGTGAATCAAGTATATCTAATAGCATTTCAGGATCTGGAAGCATTCAGGTAGCTGTAACAGATATAAACAGAACTCAAGACAATGTTTTAGTTAAACAAATCAGAGCAAGTATTTAACGTAAAAAAATGATCTACTACCATAACAAATTAAAGAAAGAAGAAAATGTAAGCTTAAAATCCTTTATTAAGGTGGTGGAGTTCTTAGAAAATGAAGGGGTGATATCCAAGACTTTCTACGAGCACCATCTTATCTACGAATACTATAAAGAACAGCTCACTTTTAATGATTCTTACCAATCAAAACAGAACACTCTCGACAAATTTTCTATTGGCAAAGTAACTTTTTACAATATAAAACGTAAGTTCAAGGATATTTAAACAAAATAATCTTTGGTATATTTCGTGTTTAGCAAAATATTGTTTTTATTTGTTAGATATGGAAGGCAAGATTTACATTGATGGGGAAATAGGATCTAAGGTAACACTAGAATCTATACGTAACCAAGTATTATCACTTGGCACTATTGACGTTTTGAACGTTGACATCAATAGTGGAGGTGGTGATGTTAATGTAGGCTATGCAATAAAGGATTACTTAGAAGGGTTAAAGAAATTAGGCGTAACTATCAACACTAATATAGTTGGTATTTGTGCTTCTATTGCTACCGTACCATTTTTATCGGGAGACAATAGGAGTATGTCCTCTAGCGCTTCCATGATGATCCATAACCCTTGGATGCAAACAGATAAGCCAATGGAAGCTAAAGACTTTGAAGAGGCTGGTATGTACCTAAGAGAGGAAGAGGATAAACTAGCTAAGTTCTATGCTAGTTCCTTACAGGCTGATGTGAATGAGATTAAAGAATTAATGAAGGTAGAGACTAGAATGGATTTAAACCAATCTAAATCAATAGGCTTTGTTAATGCTAAATCTGTTGAATATCGAGCAGTGGCATGTGTTAAACTAAATAATGTAAATGATATGACGGATAAAAACACGGGTCTCTTTCATGAGATCAAAGCGTCCTTAGCAAAGCTAGTAAATGGATCTGACGAGCCTGCACAAGCTGCAACTATTATGCTAGAGGATGGAACAGCAGTTTTCATTGAAAGTGAAGATGGGGAGTTTGTAGGTAAATCAATTCTATTAGAAGAAGGCGGTGAGCCTTTAGCAGATGGAGATTATAAGCTAGAAGATGGTAGAAGTTTATTAGTGGCTGACGGTGTAATTACTGAGGTTATGGAAGGCGAACCAGAAGTTGCAGAAGATAGTGATGAGGTTAAAGACCTTAAAGCTCAGATTGAAACGTTACAGGCAGCAGCTACAGAAGGAGTAAGTGCTTTAGAGGTTGCTGAAACTGCAAACGCTGAAATGAAAGCTTCTATTGTTGATATTAACGCAAAGGTTAAAGCAATGGAGTTGGTTACTGTAGGTGGCACAGGTAAAGTAAAGGCAGAGGTTAGAACTCCTGTAGTAAAAAGTGAAGATAAGTATGAGGGGTTTTTGAACTTCTTAAAATCTTAAATTAAAAATTAAAATAATATTATTATGGCGAACGGAATTGTAGTAGGATTAAATTATACATATAACGGGAAGGAGACATTAGATGTTTTTGTTATCCCTGGTGTCAAGTATCCAGTAATGACTGAATTGTTTACTATCCTACCTGGTATTAAATCTAAAATGCAGTTGGGTATGACTAATCAAATGGCTCAAATCACTAAAGCAGATGATTTAAGTTGTGGGAGGACTGAGACAGGTACAGGTGTAACGATCTTTAATAGAACATTAGAAGTTCCCCCTTTGAAAATCTTTTTAAAACAATGTGGTGATGCTTTTAAGAGTACTATCTACGAAGAGTGGTTAAAAGCGGGGAATGATGTTAATGATATAATGGGTACAGACGCAGCTAAATTGCTTAATGCTTTAGTTGCAGAGGCGGCTGGTAGAGATGCGTTTAACATTGCTTCTTTTGGTGATACTGACAGTATTGATGATGACCTTAATCAATTAGATGGTTTATGGAAAGGGCTTAATGATGGTGTTATTGCTGGTGACGTTTTAGAGACTCCAGATTTTAACTCTACTTTAGCTGCAGATGAAGCGTTGAATAAACTTACTGCAATGTATACTCTTGCGCCTGCTACTTTAGACCAAATCTCTGAGTCAGAGAAAAAGTTCTATGTAACTCGTTCGGTATATGATAGCTTAGTTGCTTCTTATGAATCACGTTCTACTGGATCAGATTTGCAAGTTGGTTATTTAACAGATGGTATCCCTGTTGTAAGACTTAGAGGTATTGAGGTTGTTAAAATATCTCAATGGGATTCAGCTATCGTTACATTTAGTTTATCTGCTCCTCATAGAGCTTTGTATACAACTAAAGAGAATCATGTACTAGGTATTGAGAAAGCTGGTGATGAGACTAAGGCCGCTACTTGGTATTCTCAAGATGACGATGTTGTTAAAACATCTGTTAAGTACAGAATGGGTTACCAATATAGAACAGAAGGTTACTCTGTAATCGCACAAGCTCCAATAGTATAATTAAATAGGGGGATTTAATTATCCCCCTTTTGTTTAAAATATAAATTTGTAAAAATGGCAAATTGTAAAATAACGGGCGATATAGATTTGACCTGTGATGATTTAAGAAGATTGGGCGGTTTGAATAATCGTTTTTGGGTATATGCTCCTTCTGACGTAACAGTAGACGCTTTGTCTATTGAGGGATATGTAGAAGGGTTAACATTTACTGTAGGGACTAACTCATTTACTTTTGATAGCCCCGATAACTCATGCAGTGCAGGATGGGAGGCAGTAAGTGCAGAAGGTGGTAATAAGTTCTTTAACCATACAGTGGCAATTAAATTAATCTCTACTACTCCTGCTGATGACGGGATTATAGAAGAAATGATAGTCGCTAAAATTGCTGTAATTTTTGAGACTCAAAACCAAGAGTTCATTATTTATGGTATTAACAATGGCTTAAAAACTACTGAAGGTGCTCAAAATAGTGGAGCAGAAGATGCAAGTGATACGACTGATTCATTAACTTTAGCAGGTGGAGATAAATTAAAACCTAAGAGATTTCTTTTGACTGATTATGCGACAACTTTAGCATTATTGGTTTCTTATGAAACTCCAGCAGTATAAAATACGTTCATGGTTGTTGTTTGGAAGGGATTGCTAGAAATAGTAATCCCTTTTTTTATGTATATTTGACCATGAAATTAACAATACAAACAAGGGATAAACTACTAGCAGATAACTTTGAGGATTGGAAGAGAGCTATGACTAACCAAGATAAAAAGTTAATGTTAGAAGTGCATATAAAAACAAAGGCTTACCACAGGCAGTCCTGTGGAGGTTGCACGCTAAAGCCTGTGATGAATAAACTTAAAAGGTATTATATTGATAAAGGATTATTTAAAGTATAATCAAAGAAGTTAAAAAACAGCTAAATTAAGCATAAAAAAAGAGGGAGTTTTTTAAGTTCCCTCTTTTTCAATAGTCCTAAGGTATCACTCAGGCTCTTTAGGTTCTTGAGGCAACTCTAAAAAAAGATCATAATTCAGCGGTTACATTCGTGGTATCCGTATCATTTTTTACTTGAAGGTATATGTAATCATTCTGATCTAAAGTAACTTTTGTAAGTATGTTAAAATAAGCCACATCTCTAGTCCCTTGCAAATTGTTTATAACTCTTGTTTGAGAAGTATCATTTAAGTCAATGAATATTCCTTCCGAGTCATCCCACTTTCTAAATCTAACGGTTATAGAATCATTAGGACCTCCGTCAATTACTAAATTAGAATAAATCTCATATTCTCTTGGGTCGTTCCCTAAATGCCTTAATTCCCCATTTGATGGAGAATCGAAATGTTGAAGGTCGCTTCCTATCCAAGTCCCGTTTAAAGTAAGGAATGTATCAGTTAAAGTTATTATCGTTGTAGTCTCTGCCGTCACGGCGCAATTACCCCCAACATGGGTATTACTAATTCCTTTATTACCAGTAAATTGAGCCTCTAAATCAGTAGCGTTTGTGTTAGTGAATACATTAATATCGTTAGGTGTCGTCGTTCCTTCTCTGGTAAATATAGCTCCAGATATTTGGAGTGTGCTTGAGTTAGGGAAATTTGAGGGGTTAAAGTCACAGAAAGGCTGTAAAGCCCCTAGGTCGACGTTTATATCTGTTAGGAACCTACTATTCATAATAAAAGAGGCTCCCGATTTAAATAAAGGTTCACTAGTTGTATTACTCATTCCCCTTACAATGGAAGTCGCAACCCTAAATCCACCCAACCAAGTCCCGTGTAAAGTTAGCGACGGAGAACCTCCAAACCTACCAGTGCCAGACTCTAATCCCTGCCTATAATTATGTAGGTCACCCAATGAACTGCAATCTATATAATTTACCCGCTGAAGCTCTAAAGCATTAAACCCATTGGAGTCAAACAACTCGTAAACTTTAGATCCTAACCCTGATGTTGTAACTAGATAATCGAACCCTAACAATCCCCCGCTTCCTATAACAGGAGTTTCTGACACAAACATAGTGTAATTATCCTCTGTAGACACTAATCCGCTTAAATCAAACGAGTAACCTCTTAATGTGAGTCCTGAAGGAGGGATTGTAATTTGAGTGGAACCCATATTTATTATACCATATAAAAAATACTCCTTGCTAGAGTCAATTATATCCCCTATTGTAGCCTCAAAATTGTCTTGAGTTACTATTATTTGATTTGATAAATTCCTACTATCAACATAAGACTTTTGGGTATAACCTAATGGCCCTATATTATCTGAATAATCAGCTTCTCCAGTAAGTCCAATGCTATTGATTCCATCGCCAATGCTGATACCAGAAGATGATATATTTATATTATTGGAGACACCATTCCTTTCAATATTAAGATTAATTTGTTCGGTCGAGAATGAAGATAAAGTATTATCCGTACCGTCTACAGTGCGTATAGTTAATTGATTTCCCACAGTTTCTATAACGGCATCTCCAGACACACCCTTTGAAGTAGCTTTAAAACCACCCACATAAGTTTCTATCTCATTAAATCCTGCTGCAAATGACTTTGTAGCCATTTTCGATTCTTGATCGACTACAGATATAGAAGAAGGGAAAGTTCCATTAGTTGATTGCTCAATTTTAGACGCATTGATTATTTCGAACTCATTACCCTGAGCGTTTATTGATCTATCCGTATCAAATACTCCACCTATTGTAATGTTGCCCCCTAACTCCTCTAGCCCTTCACTAGCTGTTGCAGATCCCCCAGAACTTGAATTAATTAAAAAAAAAATAGGCTCTAGAACCACATACAACTCAGAAGCATTGGCAAAAGCCGAAACCCCGTCTACGTCCACCGTGTCACTACTTAGATTAATTGTATAAATCAATCTCTTGTTTACACTCTTATCATAGATTTTTAGAATTTGGTTATTAGTCTCACTAAAGAAGATACTTAAATCGTTCCTAGAGTAAGGAGCTGAATTAACTCCCTTAACGATTAGGTAGGAATTTTCTTTATTATTTATTGTATAGTTAGCCATAAACAAATATAGCTAAATAACTTTGTTTATAAAAATATTTTAGCTATAGGTGTAGGTGTAAAGCAAAAAAAAAGGCATAAAAAAAGTCCAACGCTGACAGGCATTGGACTATAATTTCTTTAGTAGTTAAAACAAGCACTTGAAGTAGTTGTTCGGTACAATTATACTATAATTACACGCCGAAACCTGCTTCTTCCAATTCTTTAATTAAAGTTTCGTCAGACTTCCTTCCTATTCTATTATCTGGAAGGTTTAACCTATAGTAATCCTTTAATGAGATATGTTCTGCATCTTCCTGTTCTTCCTTTTTAAATTCAATATTAGCGATTTGATTTGTGACATTTTCATAGTGGTTTAAGAAAGAGTTAATCACCCCTAAGCTCTGAATGTTTATGTTATCATCTGATTCGCATTCGAACGGAATAATTAAACTTATACCTCCAAATTTATCAAACGTTAATACTTTAGATGATGAGCACGTTGCATGCGTTATTACGAAGTCATTAGCTGACTTATTACCTATTGAATTGGTAACAAATAATATACTATTACTAAACTCATTAGGTGTGCTCTCTGATTCTATAGTCTCAAAACCTCCTTTAAACCAAGCCAATTTTTTAGTTACTCTATGTATAAATTCTTTTTCGTTCTTCATAATTAAATATTCGTTAATTGTTATCCTCCAAATATACTAAAAAATACGTATATTTAAAATATGTTTAAAGGAGCTCAAATGTACGAGGTACAAAACAAAGTAACTCAACCAAAATTATACAATTACGATCCCTCTGACGGGGTTAATACAAGAGTTTCTATTAATGACTCTCTAGGTTACATTGAGTTTGGAGCTAAAGACAGCTTCCCTAACTTCTTACTGGATAGTGTAGATGGCTCACATACAGCTTCTGCTTGTCTTAATACACTAAACAAGTTCATTAAAGGCAGTGGGTTTACGCAGAAGAAAATAGCTAAGATAAGAGTAAATCCAGAAGAAACATTTTCAAAGTTCCATAATGGTAATAGTCAGGATGAAGGATATTTTGAAGGGTACTATATTAATGTCAGATACAACCCTTTCGGTATAGCTAACTATTTTAAGAGGTTGCCTTTTAAGTCGTGTAGATTAGGCCTCCCAAATAAGGGAGACAGTAAAATATCTCACATATATTATAACCCTTACTTTGGTACGGGTGAAGAGAAAGAAGAGGACACGTTAATTTTCCCTGTATATAACCCTAATACTCCTATCGCTGAAATGAAGGATATTATAGAGGTTAATAAAGAGTTAGATGAACATGAGCAGTTAGAATATAAGGGGCAAATATTATTTGTAAAAGAAGATAGCCCACAAAATGACTTCTATCCAGTTCCTTATTATTGGAGTGGTTATAATTACATGGCTATAGAGCGGAAGGTAGGAGAACTTCACAATACAAACCTAGATAATAATTTCTTTTTAGGAGGTATCCTAAAGATGGTAGGCGATCCTAACGAAGCATTTGAGACTAAGACTAATTTAGAAGGTGTAGAGGTTGCTGTTAAAACAGTAGGTCAAGCGTTCAATGATAAAATGAAAGAGTTTAGCGGTTCAGATGAAGCTGGTACTATGATGGTTTTATGGTCAGATGTTAAAGACGAATTTCCAGAGATAGAAGCGTTCCCAACGGCAGCTAATGATGCGTTATATAGCACAATGCAGTCGCTAGCAATAGATGCTATTACAATAGCTGTAGATGTGTTGCCAATATTAGCCAATATCCAAACCGCTGGTAAATTAGGAGGGAGTCAAGAGATTTCAAACGCAGTTGCTTTACTTAATGGAAAGACTATTGATAAAAGAACAGGATTAGAAGATACTTATGATATGCTATTTGAAAATAGTATATGGAAGGATATGGTGGAGCCTGTTGAGATTATTCCTTTTGCTTTTAAATTAACAGATATAGCAAAAATAGAGGTTATTGAAGAGGAGAAAGTAGACGCCGTAGAAACTACAGAAGAAACGGGTGACAATCCATCAATTGCAGCTCCAGAAGTAGTAGAAGAGAAGCTACAAAAAGAGACATCTTTCAATGGTGCGCAAATCACTAGTGCTTTAGAGATAGTGCAAAGTGTAGCAGCTGGATCACTTTCTTTAGATCAAGGAGTAACGGCTCTTATGGAGTTTTTGAGATTAGACGAGCCTACATCTAGAAAACTATTAACAAAATAATGAAGAAACTACTAATTAATAAAGATGATTTCACTTATTTGGTGGACTTATCTAAAAATATAACAGAGAAGGTTTTAAATCCTTGTATACTAGATGCTCAAATAAGAGTCCTTAAAGGTACTATGTGCGCATCTGTTTACAATGAGGTTTACAATCAGTTTATAGATGATACGCTTACTTCTGATAATCAGATACTATTAGATGATTACATAACTCCGTTGTTGGTGTTCGCTAGTTACTCCAATTATTTAGTAATGGCGGGCAAGAGGTCTACAGCTACGGGTATAGTTAAGATTGTAGGAGACAACACAGAGCAAGTAACAAGAGAGGAGTTAAAGGATATTAAGTCATCTATTGAGCAATCACAAGACACTTATCAAAACGCATTATCTAATTTCTTAGAGTGTAATACTGATATTTACCCCCTCTTCTTAGATTGTCGCAAGACTCAGAAAGCAGGGTTTAATATTTCATCAATTAAAAAACACTAATGAAAGAATTTAATAATACAATCCCATACGCTTTAGATATGAAATGGGTGAATAACGATACCTTTACGTTCTTAAATGAATCTATTGTAGTGTGGACCAATAAGGCTTGCGGAGAAGGTTTGAACGTAGAAGACTATGACGGTATACTGACTATTAAGTACAGAAAACAAGACATTACACTACAAACTATAGCAACCAGTACGGGAGAAATGATATTTACAGACAATGTAATTACATTTGATAAACCAGATTTAAGTTTAAAAGTAGGAGACTATTTTTATTTCCTTAAATTATATAATAAAGTTGATAGTGCCATTGTAGGTACTTTGTTTGAAGGAACATTTAAAGTAAGTTACTAATGATTGAGATAGATTTAGAGTGTAAGGTAGTGGCGGTTCAGACTTTTACGGAGCTCAAAGATACGGGTGATGATTACACAGGCCAAGCAGGTAAAGTAGTAACAGTTAATCCAGAGGAAACTGGTTTGGTATTTGAAGAAGCTGCTTCTAGTGGGGTGGAAACGGTTACGGGTTACGGGGTGGACAATACTGATCCTATCAATCCAGTGATTAATTCCCCTGATGCATTTGCCGCCGTGGCAACTATTTTATCCAGTAGTTGGGTAGTGGGAGGTACGAGTGGGTTTTATTATGATTTCACTCATAACTTAAACTCTGAAGCATTTACTTACCAAGCATATAATACAGGTACGGGTTTTGCTACACAAGATATAAGCGAGGTTATACCTCAAAATTCGAATGTAATTAGATTTGAAAGCACTTCTGGAGGGAAAAACAGAACAATAATTATAAACAACGGGGGCCTTTCTGTTAGTTTTATTCCAACAATTACACCAGAATATCAAGCTGTTTTAAATAGAGCCATAACAGAAGGTTTTGCTTTACCTAGTGAGTCCGATCAAGTAAAAGGTAATCAACTAATAGTTGAGTTAAAAACAGCGGGCGCATTTGATAACTTGACTACTTTACAAGTTTACACAGGCTCAAATTCTGATTTTAGTAGAATTGATTGGATAGATACAACAAACGTTTATCAGGCTGTTAATGCGCCATCTTATAACTCTTCTACAGGGTTTAAATTTAACGGTACAAGTTCATACCTTACTTCTAATCTATTTGAAATGACAACAAATAAATCCGTATTAGATAATTACGGTGGAGGGTTTAACGGTGCCGAATTTGATTATGATAGTAACTTTAGAGGCATAATGGGAATACAGGAAAGTTCAGCCCAGACTTACACCCAATTTGTGCGTGAAGAGGGAGGGGGACAAACTTCAATGTCTATAGGTGGTAATCTTACCGTGCCTACTCTAAGCTATTTACAAGATGATGTTAATTATAATATAAATAGTGAATCGTCTGGACCAACTAATAATTTATACGTTAACAGTGTATTAGATCAAAGTAATGGATTACAGTTTCCTGCCGCTTTACTTACACCTAGAGAGTGGACTGTTGGAGCTATTAGATTAAATGGCAACCCTAACTTCTTTTCTGGGTGTTCTATTAAATACATGTTCTTAGGCACTAATCTCAGAGGTATGGAGACGGATATTAATAACGCATTCACAAACTATTTATCTTAATAATTATGGTATTCGACATATTAGACGCAGAAAAATTATTAATAAAAGGAGAGGAACCCTTTTTTTCTGACAAAATAGAAATACAACTACCTGCTATTATTGATGCAGTTGTTGGAGATACAATACAAATATTCTATCAAGCACTAACTTCCAGTGTGAGGTATGACAACTTTTCTTTTTTAGTATACGACCCATCAAATTTATCTAAATCTTTTGAGAGATATTTTGAATACACACCTTTAGTTGATAGCGAAAGAGAATTGACCTTTTATGTCTTAGATGTAAATGGTAATGTACTAGATGAAAAGACAACTACGATAAGAGCTAAATCAGTAGTAAGATCACCTGCTACTCCGCAATATGTATGGGCCATAGGAGATAGTTTAACCGCAAACAACGTCTGGCCAAACGAGTTTAATAGAAGGTTAACTGGTACGGGTGGTTCACCTGTTGCTAATGAACTTACTAACATAACTACGCATATTGAGGGTAACTCTGGTAAAGAGTGGAATTGGTACGTTAACAATGAGGCTAGTCCTTTTGTTTATAGTGGAGTTGTAGACTTTGAACAATACAGATTAGATAACGGTTTAGATGTACCCAATGTAGCGCAGATAATGCTTACTTGGAATGATGTGTGGATAACTAGAACAAATTCAGAATGGGACACATGGACCAAAGATGTTTATACTTTCTTGGATGCGTATAAGTTAGCTTTCCCTAGTGTAGACGTTAAGTTGATATCTCCACCAATGCCAAGCACAAACGGTGGATTAGGAACGAATTACGGGGCACAAGGTTTAAATAGTGCCTCTAATGAGTCTCTAATGAAAATAAACTGTTTAAGGATGGCTTTAATCTACGAACGAATATCAAAAGAGTCAGGATACGAATACGTTGAACATATCCAATCAGCTTTGCAAATGGACAGCGTAAATAACATGATAAGCATACCTAAAGCGGTAAATACACGTAACCCAACAACGGAGCCTTTCGGTTTAAATGGTGTACATCCTGCTGATGTGGGATCTTGGCAACTTGCAGACGCTATTTATAGAAACTTTGTTAATAATTATTGTCAATAAAAGATATGTATAAATTATCAAAAAGATCTTTATCAGAATTAGAAGGGATAGAATCCGTACTAATTGACATCATAAAAGAGGGGGTGAAAGATTCCCCCTTTGATTTTGGTATACCTGAGGATGGAGGTTTAAGAACGGACGAGGATCAAATAGATATGTACGCTATAGGTAGAACTAAGGAACTACATAGGAATCCTATTACATGGACTTTAAACAGTTACCATAAGACAGGTAAAGCATTTGATATATACGCTTACGTAGATGGTAGAGCTTCATGGGAAATGAATCATATTGAGCCTATAGCTAGACATTTACAAGAAGTCGCAATGGAAATGTATTGTGTTAAACTTGATTGGGGGTTTGATTTGTGGGGCAAGGATGGTGCTCATTTTCAGATTGAATAATATTAATAATCTGTAAATTTGCCTATATGGAAGAGTACAAGATAGAAACAATATTTGCGGCATTAATAGGAGGTATTGCAGTGCTATGGCACCAGCTAACTAAACAGACCTCCATTAATAGAGGTGATCAGAAAGAGTTTTCGGAATCTTTGGTTAGATCTTTAGGCGTAGTAATAGAGTGCAATGAACTTATAAGAGAAAGCAATGCATTAAATAAGGAATTAGTGGAGTTACTGAAAAGTTTCAAAAAATGAATAATGATAACAAATCACTAATAAACTCTATAGATTTAATACTACCACCAACTAGGAGCATGAACGTAAACGTACTCGTGATAGATGATTTATTACCTAATTTAGGATCATTTAAAGGCACATTTAGGAGGGCCGCTAACATATTCACTGCTACAAGTAAATTAGATGCATTAAATATTGTGAAGAATAACAATATAGATATAGTTTTTTGTGATTATATTATGCCAGAATTTAATGGGGCTGATGTACTTAAAGCTATAGTTGACTTATATCCAAGTATAAAAAGGAATATTGTAACTGCTTACACTGATATTAATATACGTAAGGATATATCAGATAAGGTTATAGTTGACAGCGTCATATACAAACCTTATGATAATAATTTAATATTAGATAAGATAAAATTTATAGAAAAACAGTATATATGTTCAAAATAGGCAAGGGAGCGGGTAAGGTAGTTGGGGACGCTTTAGGTGGAGTTGGTAAAATCCTTGATAGCGTTATAACTAGCTCAGAAGAGAGGGGTAAGATAGATATTAAATTCAATGAACTACAAACTAAAATAAACGAACTAGAGGCAGGAAGCGCGTCTTTGTTTGTAAGTGGATGGAGGCCGTTTATAGGATGGGTATCTGGGGTTTCCTTAGCGTGCTTTTATATACCTCAATATGTTCTGGTTCTTTTTTATGGGTTAAAGTATGTTTAGATGGAGATAAGTTAGTAGAGTACCCTTTGACTACTGATGGATTAATGCCTTTAGTTACTAGTATGTTAGGATTTGGTGCTATTAGAACTTACGAAAAGATTAAAGGTAAGAATAGAAATTAAAAAGGAAAATTATCTTCGCACAATCCTTCTATACACATCTTTTGATCTCCTATGTATGTCTTTTTGTATTTATTAGATATTAATATACCTCTAGGAGTTTTACCCTCACTCCTAGACATTCCTGAGATAGTATTAATATTTATTTTAGAAACAACTAGTATCATAATTGATACTAGTTGTTTGATTGTTAACTCCCCTGAATCTATTAATAGTATCGTTTCTTTGTAGTTATCCATATTTATTAGTATCAAATTTAGTATTACTGATATCGATATGTTAGCAGTAATGCTATTCAGCCTTAGTACATAAATCGTGTCCAAACATTCTCATTGCATCACGTTTATTAAATTCATCGTTATTTAACCTATTTGCACAAGAAGTACAGTAATGTTTTCTAGTGCTGTGATTATACCAAGTTGCAGAGTTTGGTTTTTGACATCTTGTAATATTGCATTTACCATTTAATTCACCTTTATCGTCCGCACTACTGCTAACATCGGCTATAAAATCATTGCCGTTTTGTGGCTTATCAAATGGGTTTCCTTTATATGTTTTCATTGTTTTTAATTTAAAAGTTAGTGCGTTTTAATCGGCAACGCTTCATAGACGTAGGCGTTATCTACAACACTACAATTCTATTGCCCATCCATATTTATCCAAACCAACTATTCTTTCTTTATGAAATAC